CAGATATAGTCGTTGGCAAGCTCGGCTGCCTGCTCGTAGTTAAGATAGAAGGCGTTAAGCTCGCTACCGCCCACCCATACAGTCCAGTTACTCATTGAGCTGCCTCACAATCGTTGAGGAATTGAACGCGATCGAAGGTCGCATCGCTCTCCTTGAAGGCGTCTGCCAGCTCTTGTGCAACCACGTCCATAGTCACCGGCTGCCCCTCCTCATCGTGGTCAATGCCTGATAGAACATCAGCTATCAGAAGGTAAATGTCTTTATTCATCGTCGGCCTCTTCCTCTCGGTAGTCATTAAATCCCGTGCCATCATCTCCGTTTACTTGGTTATCTAGCAACCACTCTTTCATCTTACTCATTGTCTCCCTCTTTCTCTTCCATATTGAATATGCGCGATAGCGCACTATTAGCACGCATAAGCGTGGCTAGCATCTCTTCCTGCTCTCTCTTCATCGTCTCCTGCATTGTCTCTCCCTCGCTCATAGTAGGCACCCACAATTCTCGATAGGGGTTAGGCAGTCACCGCAGAAGATGGTGCAGATAGTGCAGCCATCTCCCTCACACTCTTTACATATCACTTGCTTTCCTCCTCTGCTTTTTCTACATCGTGGATATAGTTCCACTCTTCTGCTGTATATTCTTTCATTTACTTTCTCCCTCTTCCTTATCTATGCAGGCGGGGCAGATGTTGCCCCCCTCCTCCTCTTGCTGGTCAAACTCGCTCCCGCACTCCGCACACTCTATGAAATTAGAGACGTGGTTACTCCACGGGTCGCCGTCGTAGTAGCTCATTAGCTATCCTCCAACGGGTAAGCGCAGTAAGGCCGGTAACAATGGCTCACTCTCGCCCCTTCTATCTGCACGTGTACTAAGCCACCGCAATTTTCACATATAGCTATCACTTGCTTAGCCCCTTCATAGTGTTATGGAGATCGAGAATATCCGTGAGAGTCTCGGTTAGCTCTTCCTCTTTCCCGTTATATTTGCCGTCTCCAAGATATCCAAACTGCCAGCCTTCTTCACTGTCGTAGATAGTGCCTTCAGGAAAGTTTGAGCCCTCCGTGTCAGGGTCAATCTCCCAACCTTTCTCTTCACTCCACTTAACGATGTAGTGATATTCCTTAGACATTACTTTCCCTCCCTTTCGCATATACATAACCACTCTACTTGCCCGCAATAGTCGCAATAATCTTTCATTACTTGCCCTCTCTCTCACCCTCTCCCGCCTTCACGGGTAGGTCTGCCCTATCGGTTAGGTGCAGACTACCACACTCTCCCCCATACGTGAGAGAGCGCGATAGTACGCGTCTAATCTTTATCGGCGATAGCGTTTAGCTATCTCCCGCTCTATCTCCGGCGATCCGATACCGGCATCTACCGCGATATTGTTTAGTTGCAGCTTGCGCCTAATATAAGTCTCTTGCGAGATAAGGTTATCTAACCGCTCTCCCGCTAATTCGTCATAGGCCACCACTAATTCGTTTAGTACTCTTTCTCTTTCTGCTGCGTACTTAATCATTATTCTTCACCACAATCGCATAGGTGGCCACACGTGTAGCAGACGTACCCGCCACCCCATCTAACGTAGTACCCGTAAGAGCGATAACCCTCTCTATCTTGCACGTAATAGCGCCCCTCACTATCTTGTTTAGCGCCATCTATCTCTCTAGTCTCCTCTAGTGTGAACATATTCTCCCTCTCTTTCATATTCTTAACCGGCTAGGCACCGGCCACCGCTCACCGCCTAACCGGTGAGCGATAGTCTCGCGCCTAGACTTATGCGGTACGCATAGGCATTAGGAGAGCTACCCATTTAATCTTATCGTGCGGGATAGTTACCTTCATAGGCTTACGCTCACCTAAGAATTCAACTATGAGCTGCCCGCCTTTATGAGAGCAGGGTACCTTACTAAAGTCTGCCATAAAGCTAGGGTTGAAAGATACGCGCTCTACCGCTGCGTTATCTCCTTCTAGTAGGTGCTCATAAGGCGGGAATTTACCGGTGCCTAGTGAGATGGATAGGCTAGTGCCACCGATGGCCACGCTTAGGCTATCGCCGGCGCGGGTGAAAGTAATATCCCTGCTCACTTTCTCACTCTTAATCGCTGCAAGGATATTCTTTAGATCCGATAGGCGTATGGCCGATTGACTTAGCTCTCCCGCGCTCTCACTCTCTCCCGCAATAGTGCCGGCGATTAGGCGATACCTATCGCTAGCGGTGGCGGTAATCGTGCCACCGGTGGCCGATAGATAAACCGCAGCTAAGGTATCAACCGCGTGCTTTCCCTTATCCGCTGCCACGCTAGCGCCGGTTAGTAGGTCTGCAATATCCGCAGCGTTAGCGGTAATGCTCTCTAGTTTAGTCTCCTGCATTGTGCTCATATAGCTCTCTCTTTCGTTAAATCCGGCCTAGACGCCGGCCACCGCGCAGGGAATTAGCTGCCCTGCGCGATAGTCTCCCGTCTAGTAGTCGCGCCCCGTTATCTTGCACCATACGTAGTAGATACCCTCAACCGCTGCCCATAAGAGCACGCCGGCCACCGCGTAAGCTGCAAGAGCTAAGAGCACGCTAAGTAGATAGGCAAGCTCACTCATTAGATTTCACCATATTCAATCACGCTACGGGCATATTCATAGAGAGCGCTACCTTCTAACACTTCACGGGTAGCGGTATCAAACCAATCGGAGTAGCGGTAGGTCACTTTCTTAATCTCCCAATCGTGGTCATTACCAAACCATAGAATTTCAAGATAGTCTGCCGGCCCGCCCCACGATAGGCAGACAGTGGTCAATTTATCGGTGTTAATAGATAGCGCAGGGTCATCGAAGTAATCATCGTGATTAGGGTTATCCATCATATTACGCAGCTGCTCTTCACGACTCTTCATAACGTCGTCGATTAGGTCTGCACACTTCTTTTCTTTAGTAGTCATTAGTTATCTCCCTTTTTATTAGTGCCGTAGTAGCAAGCGTTACAGTGGCCGTGTAGCGCGATATCTGTATTCTTGTGGCAAGTAACGCATAACGCCTTGAGCTGCTCTAGTACCATCGCAAGAGCATCGCTATATCCTTCTTCATACTTACGGGTAAGAGTATCTTCATAATCTTCATCGTAGTTATCATCATCATTAGCATTATTTAATTCATTATATTTAGTTAAAGAATCTTTATATGACTCTTCTAATTTAGTAATTACTTCTAGCACTTTAGTCTCTTTTCTCGTGGCCGGTTAGGTGGTGGCCACGGGATAACGATAACATAAAAGTGGGTGCGTCTACCCTATTTATGGGGTAATTCTTTTATGTAATCCGTAAGCGTAAAAGGCCTTTTTTTCGATCGTGGAATTATGGCCGGCCGGCTATCGGGTGAGCCGGTGGCCGGATAGCTGCAAGAGCCGGCGCCGTGCCTCCGGCGTGATGGTGTCGGGGTTAGCGTAAGCCCATAAGTAGAGCCACGAGAGCACGGCGCAGCGAGAGCGGGGCGATAGGTGAGAGTAGAAGAGCACGGGTTAGGCCTTTCATTAGGTGGCCGGCTAGCTGCCGGCTCTAACCTATTTACTCCGGCTTAGCGTTATTTATGTTAAGCAGCTGCACCGGTTAGCGGTTACTTAATTAAGAGAGTGAGAGGGATAGGGGTGCCGGCCGGCTAGTCTGCCCCTGCATATTCTGTAAATACCTTAGACAATTCCGGCCACAGTGTCTAGCCACCCCCTGCCCCCTGCCGTCTCACAGGGTGAGACCGACCCCAGATGCTTAACCGCAGCGCGGGTGGTCCCTGTACTCCCCAACAAAAAATATTTGCTAAAGTGAGATCCGTATTATGGCTCTGACCTGCGGTTATATATACAGTGACTAAGGTCACACAGTACAACCCGCTAAATGACCCTATTTTAGCGCCTTATATATAGTAGGGGAGCAAAGCGGGGAAGCTATGCTTTGCGACCCGTTACGCTACGGGTGGAACCCTTCGCGTAGGCCCCTAGGCCGAAGCGAGACTTACCCCTCACTGCGCTGTGGCTTGTTCGGGAGTTTGACTCCCGCCGCGGTACTTGGGCGGGGATAGTTATATCCAGTATTGAATCTTATATTTTGAGACAGCCCAGTAATAGATTACCTTCCCTAGTATAAATGAAAGGGCATTCCGGCCCGTCTAGTATTAGGAGATTACGTGGCAGAGAACTCAGCAGATATAGCCAAGAGGATTATCCTCGGCTGTGTTGCAGAAGGTATGACCATTGAGGCCGCTTGCGGCTCAGCCGGTAAATCCTTAAAGACCTACGAGTACTATCGTCGCACCGATAAGATATTTGCAGATAAGGTAGATCGAACCCGCCTCGGCTTGAAGGATAAAGCCTTCGCATCAGGAGACGTTCACGATATTGACTTCGCCGAGTTCCGTCAGAAGTTCTTGCATAGTCGGACCTTTCCGCACCAGCAGAACCTAGTAGATGTGATTGAAGGTCGGGAACCTTCCTGGCTGCATCCTAGTATGAAGTACGAACCGGGCCTTGCCTCTAACCGCGTACTGATTAACATTCCGCCCAACCACGCCAAGTCCATCACTATCACGGTGGACTACGTGACGTGGAAGGTAGCCCAGAACCCGAACTTCAGAGTTCTGATAGTTTCCCAGACACAGCAATTAGCTGCTGACTTTCTCTACGCCATCAAGCAAAGACTGACTCACCCAATGTATCAAGACCTTCAAGCGGCATACGCTGCTGGCGTAGGGTTTAATTCTAAGTCTGCCTCCTGGCAGGCAACGCGTGTGACCTTTGGTGATGAACTCCGTGAGTCCAGCGAAAAGGACCCAAACATCGAAGCCGTCGGTATCGGCGGTCAGATTTACGGCAAGCGTGCCGATATGATTATTGTAGACGATGCGGTAACGCTGAAGAACGCTAATGAGTTTGAGAAGCAGATTCGCTGGTTGACCCAAGACGTGCGATCTCGTCTGAACCCTACCGGTAAACTGGTAGTTATTGGTACTAGAGTTGCATCAGTTGACCTATACCGCGAACTACGTCAAGAAGATAGATACCCAGGTGGACTCGTCCCTTGGAAGTATCTGGCTATGCCAGCACTCCTTGAGCCTGACGAGGACCCCGACAAGTGGGTTACCCTCTGGCCGTACTCAGATGCCCCTTTTGATGGACAAGAAGAATCCGATAAGAACGAAGAGGGTTTGTACCCTCGTTGGTCTGGTCGTAACTTGTACAACGAACGTCAAGCTATGGATGCTTCTACCTGGGCGCTGGTCTACCAGCAACAGGATGTATCCGAGAACGCAGCCTTTGACCCAGTATGTGTACGTGGCTCGATTGATGGAATGCGTAAGTCAGGACGACTTGAGCCAGGACATCCGGGACACCCAAAAGATTTAAGTGGCTTTACGATTATCTGTGGTATGGATCCGGCCATTGTGGGAGACACCGCAGCTATCTGTTACGCCGTAGATCGCGGTAGTAACAAGCGCTACATCGTAGATGCTATGAAGGTGACTCGCCCCTCACCGCAGCAGATCCGCGACATTATCCTTAACTGGACTTCGCTCTACTCACCCAGTGAGTGGATTATTGAGAAGAACGCTTTTCAGGCTTTCTTAACGCAGG